GAGTATGGCGCCAACTACAAACGGTTTTTTGATGGTTCCTTTAGTAACCTTGGGATCATGACTTGCCGCCTCTTGCGCGAATTGCAACGCCCGGGCAGGATTTCCTTCCCAGAAGTACATGCCTGAGCCCAGCCAGTCGTAGTCATTTTCACTTGCTTTCAGGGATTGCTTTCCCTTCAGCACCGCTTCCCCGGTCGCTGCATCACAACCGTGGAAGCCAAGAACAATACCAGGAGTTCGTTTGTAAATATCCCAATCCAAGGACATTCAACCGCCATACCGCTTGGTTAAGCGACCAGTTGGAGTCGCCATTCCGATTTCACGCAAGAAACGCAGGGCTTCATCGTGATTTGACAAGCGCCTTACGGTGTTGGCCATGATTTTCTTCATTTCAGGATCGGACAGGCGAACACCTGCAGCGCGTGAAACGGTCACCGCTGGGTCCGAGAGGCGGGCGATTGCGCCTATCTTGAGCGGTTTCACTGACTTACCCGGCCTGACTTGGGGTGGCGAAGTCAGCTTCACCGGCTGATTTGCCTCGGATTTATGCGTCGAATCTGAACGATGAGCGATGGCACCCTTCTTGGCACTGCCAGAAGGTTTGACTACAGCCTTTTTAGGAGACTTCGCGTTTGGCATAAAAATACTCGTGAAACAGGATATCAAGCCCTCACGGAATGGGGGGTGATTTGCACCCCGATAGTACCATGACTACGATACCGTGATAGCAGCACAGGACAATCACGACGGGCAATCAAGCATTTGGCAGTCCCTGAATCCGGCGCGTTCAGAACGCGCTTACGATGCCTGCGTGGGCGTCGCGGTTTGCTCAGGATTTACCTACCTCGCCCGCATAATATGCGTTCGGACCCAGTCAAAGTCAATAGAGATGCTTTCATTTGTTGTGCTGAATGCATCATTTTTCCGCAATAAGGTGTCGTTGTAGCGCTTCGAATCCCAACAGTAGCTTGTGCTGCTCTGCCGTCAACCCGTTGACGCGTACCGGCTCCTCCCGCGCAACATGTGGTTCTTGATGCCGATCAGAAAATATCAGGAACTCGCCTAACGCATAGGGCTTCGGTCGCTTCTCGCTGTCACGATTCACATTCGCCAGGATCGACGCCAGATGGGCTTGCAATGCATCCTGCACGGACAGTCCCCATGGTTCGGTGTTGTAGAATTCCTGCCAGCTCAAATATTCTGCCATCGGCATGGCTTCAATATCGCCCAACGTCTTTCCGAGAGCGAGCGCCAGCCGGTGTTTGAACCGGCGCTCCGGGCAATCCCTCAGTTTTTTGCGTCGGCAACTTTCTTGAAGCCGTTGACTTCCAGTGTCTTGCCAACCAGTTCGTCCATGACGGCATTGCTGGCCGCCTTCAACGCAGGCATGTCCTCGTCGGCGAAGACACGGTTTCCGTCACTGTCCACAACTGACAGCATGACCATATTCAAGCCAAACTGATCTGTCTTGTCGTCGCTCTTGAGAACAGCCCGAAGACTATCGACCTCCGCCACGCTCAACTGCACAATACCGATTTCGCCAAAGCCATCAATGGCAAACGACACGGTTTTAGGTTTCAGCGCTAGAAGCAGCGCCGCTTTGTCAATTTGAAGTGCCATGATTTGCCCCGTTTAAGTCGTGATGGAAACGCCGGTGATCTTCAGGCTGATGGCGAGGTCGAGCTTGCCATCCACCTTGGCGGTCGGGCCATCGTATTTGGTGACATAGGCATTAAAGCTGATCGTGATCGGTGTCGCCGAGCCGCCGAGTATCAACTGGTAGGGCGACGTCCTTCCCGCCAGCACGTCGGCGTACAGCGCCTTCTGCACCGCTCCGCCCGTGTAGTTGCAGGTCAGCGTAATCGTGCCCGGATCGAGCAGGCCCGGCACCGATTCCTTGCCGTCGGAAAGCAGGTGCGTGACATCCACCACGGCGACACTGACGCCGCCGAGCTGGATATCAGTGCATTCCTCGATGTCGGCGAAAACGACCGGGCTGGCCCCGGTCCCGTGTTGCAGCCGCGTACCCTGGCTGCGGATGGCGTTGGTCATACATGACTCCTAAAATGAAAAAGCCGCCCGCAGGCGGCCATCGTAGAAAATGGAATGTTCAGTCGTAAAACCAGAGAGAAAAATCGGTGCGCTCCCGAAACAGCTTGGTGTCGGGTTCGTATGCCGCGCCTTCCCCTATGTGAACTGCACCCAGATCGGGATTTGCCAGCATGGCTTTCCTGACTTCGTCGCGCAGCACGATGGCGCCGGCGCGGGTTTCTGCATACACGTCGATCTGGAAATGCGGATTTGCCAGGCGGCTGTCTCCCTGCAGGGAATGGATACGCATGCCAGTTATCTTCTGGAAGATGACATACGGCGGCGCGTCGGTTTCCTCCACCCGGTCGGCGCTGATAACGACGTCGGCGAGCGCCGGCCAGCCGCTTAGCGTCTGGAAGATCGCCGCTTCGACGCTCATTGGGCGTCCCCGATAATCGATGCAATGCGTTCGACCATTAATGCCTGCGCCCTTGGTGCGGCCGCCTGCACGCCGGGGCGAAAGAAAGGCCGCGCCGGTTGCTTCGACGTGCCGAATTCATCGAATATCGCGTAGTGCTCCTGCTGACCTTGCGCACTATCGTCGACCTGCACAGTGGCCGAGGCAGTGTCGGTGCTATGGCTCTCGATGGTGTCGATCGCGTTGGCCAGACTCCCGGTTCGTACCGGCGCCCGCGCCCGGATTTCAGCTTCGATGACAGCAGCTCCGTCCGCGACAATGTCCGGTAACGCAGCCCGCAATTCGTTGTGCAATGCGTCGATGCTCGCGGCAAGCTCGTCCATACCAGTAACCTTGGCCGGATCAGCCACGGTTGGCTCCAATGGCAACCGCCAGATCCACATACTCGCGGCCCTGCGTGTCCGGCAATACCGCGGCGATGTTGTAGGTCGCGCCGCGATACACCACGCGCATGGCCGCAGTAACATCCTCGCGGTACCGGATGCGGATGCTGGCAATCGCCTTGCTTACTTCAATCTGCCCGGCCATGTACTCCTTGCCGCTCAGGTAACGGATATTCGCCCATACCAGCGCAAAGTCGACCCAGGCAGGAGTGGACTGGCCGAGACCATCCCGGTCACCGGACTTGCGCTGGATGGTCACCAGCCGATTGAGACTTCCGGATTGCAGCGTCATACGTACGTCCGCACACGATATTCCGCGATCAGGCTATCGAGGAACGGATTCGTGACCAGCGCATGCTTGCTCGACACTTCGCTTGCCGCATCGCGGTTGGCGAACCAGTTGCCGATCTGCAGTTTCATCCAGCGCTTGATACTGTCCGGGACATCGGACGGCTTGCCGAACCCGGAAACATATTCAACCGCGACCGCATCCGGGCGCGTGGTGACATCCGGGAATCGGTCGGCGCCGGCTCCCGGCGAGACGATTGCGAGTCCGCAGGATTCTGCCAGCGTGTAAGCGGTGAGCGTTTGCAGGGTGTTGGTGGCGTCGAAATACTGGATCGATGCAATCGACTTCACCCGGCCGCGATTCAGATACCATCTGGAGGCCGGGAATCCCGAAAGGGTTTCACGATAACTGGTGTCGGTCAGGCCGCAGCGCAGCTCCGATTCGGCCATCGACTGCACATCGGTCAGCAGTGCCGTCAGGTCCGCATCGTGTTCATGCTCGTCGGCGGTCAGGCGCACCTGTAGCCTGGCGTCGTCGAGCGTGAGCACCGGCACTGGGATGTCAGTCCGGTTGAGCATTGGTTGCCTTTGGTTGCGCGCGCTTATCAGCCTTGCCGGGCTTTGTATCGTTTGATTCGGTCGCAATAGTTGCTGCTGTCGTTGCGGCCGGATCGATGGCCACACCGGCCGCAATCAGTTTGTCCGCGACATCAATTGCGAAGTGCGCTGTTTCACCTGGATTGTAGCTACGGTAATGCTTCTTGAACTGGATAGGTTTCATGTCTGGTTGGTCGCTTGATGGAAAAGTGTTTGGCTAAAGCGAAGCCGTCGACCGAGTGGCCGTTGAATATTGTCGGGGCCGCGTGATCAACGAAAACTGCAAATTCAATATCGGCTCCCGATGCTCGTCGGGGTCGAATTTGTTGTTCTTCTTGAGGTTTTCTGCCGGTTCAAGCAATTGCAGATTTTCTGGAACGTGCAAGCCGCAAACCAATCGTCCACGTAGCGGAATACGATGATCGACATGCATGCCCGTCCGCGCAGCAAGCGCATATATTTTCTTGATCGCGTCCAGGTCGGCCCAGAGCGGGGTTGCTTTATGCTTCATCGCTCTGCGCTTTGCCGTATCCGCATTGATGATTCCGGCATTGCGTCGTTTTGCTTCCTTGACTCTCTCCGGATGCTTTTCTCGGTAACGTGCTGATTTCGCTGCGTGCAGTTCCGGTCTCTTTTTCACGTAATCGGATTGCTTCTTCTGAATTAGCGCTTTATTCCGACGATAGTAGTTCGCAATGTTTGCCTTATGGCATTCAGAACATCCGCCATTGATAGTCAATCGTTCGCAGACATGACCCTTGCGACATGCTTTTCCAGTGAAATATCTGGTCGCGCCGATGCGAATAGCATCCGCTCTGACAGGGCATTTTTTCATGGGACGATAATTTCGAGCGACGAACCGGCGGGATTTCCGCCGGCCTGGTGTCATGACGAGAAAGGAGGAGCGTGATCTGTGCTCGGATACAGTGGAACGTTGCGGGTGTTACCTGTACCAGGTAATTCCGTCAATAATTGCGATTGCCTCGGCATGGCGCGGCCCGAAGTCGTTCTCGGTGATGATGCGGATCAATGTCAGGTCGCGCTGGAACGCGGAAACGGTATTGCCGGTCGCCGGATCCGTGTATGCCGCATCCATCGAGATCGCGACCGACATATTCATAGATTCGCCGATCACCATCTCGGCGAAATCGACGAAATAGATTTCACTGCCGTTGCCGGTGGCGCCGGACGATGTCAGGTTGGTCGGAATCTCGGTGGTCATGCCGATCGGAAAGCCGCGGAACATGCCGTCGGCGATTTCCGGAAACACCTTGTTGCCGGTCGTGGTCAGCAAATCTGCAAGGAACTGCACAGAGTCGGGATGCATCAGCCAACCCGGCTTACGCAAGCGAATATTGGCGCGACGCAGCGCCAAAACGCAACGACCGGCATCGTGCATGATGGCCTGCACGAGATCCGAAGCGGCAAGTCCGGCTGTCGGCGTTGCTTTCAGGACGTTTTGCGGCAGACACCAGGTGCGCAAACCCTTCGGTGTGCTGTTGGTGCCGTCGCCGCGAATGAAGGCCACGTCCTCGGCGTTGGCCATGGAAAACGCCGTATCTTCCACGATCAACGTATCGACGCGGGTATCGATGCCGGCGAAACGGATCAGGTCATTGCCGATCGGCACCAGGCAAGCCAGTTTCTTGGCCACCAGTTGCACGTCGTCAAAACTTTGCTGCGATACCGGCGCGTCATTGTCGCGTCCGATATAGCCAGCAATCGCGCCGCCTGCCAGGCGCGGGATGGTCAGGTTACCGTTATTCAGAGGCAACGACAGTGGTCCCATACCGCGCACGACGGCGTTGGGAATCAGACGCTCGATCACGGTTTGCGCCAGCACGGACGGGATCAACACTGCACCGCCGGAGGCATTCACGGACGACAGCGCCATCGCGACGCCGTCACCTACGCCATTGGCGCGCATGGTCTTTTTGGCGAACTCGGCCCCGGCCACCAGATTGCCCGGTGAATGCTTGAGCGCGGCGACGATCCCCGAAAACACGCCCATGTTATGGCTGGCCTGCGCAGCGTGGTCCTTTGGTCGCGCATAGGTCTGACCATAATCTGTTGGCGCCGCCAGGCCGGAGGCCAGTGCTGCCGCTTCGACCTGCGCCTGTTTGCCAGTTTCAACGCTGTCGACCGGCACGGCCGAAGCCATAGCAATGCGTTCCGCGCGATCGAGGGTGTCGATCTGCGCAGAGAGCGCCGTGAACCGGGCTTCCAGGTCGGCAAATTCGGCAGTTTCTGCGTCGGACAGTAGCGTGGTTTGTGCCTGGACGGCAAGCTCCTGCACTCGGGTGTTCAATTGGGTGCGTTCGCGTTTCAGTTTCTGGATACTCATCGGGACTCCGTAGGAAATAAAAAACCCGCCAAGGCGTGGGCCGTAGCGGGTTGGGAATGCCTGACACGCGAACGCGGTCATGGCGAAATCTGGTAAATGAAAGCCGTCAGATCGTGCGAACTGGTGGCTTTCAGGACAGTGGGCTACATGTGCACGCGCAGATTCATGGCGCTTGCTCGGAGATGAAGCGCCTGGCGTTGCATCTGCATGCGGAAGGCCTGCTGCGTTTGCACGGCCCGCGTGTCAGCGATGCCGGACGCGATGCGATCGATTGCCTGTTGCGGCGTTTCCAGCCGGTCGGCAAGCCCGGCGTCGACCGCATCCTGTCCGAAGTAGAGCGCAGCCTGCGTGTCGATCACCTGCTGCTGCGGCATGGCGCGAAACTGCGCGACTGCTCCGGTGAACTGCTGATAGCTGCGGCTCACCATGTCGGTCAACTGCTGCAGCGAGGCGTCGGTGAGCGGCTCGTTGGGCGTCAGGTTGTTCTTCATGTCGCCGCAATAAACGGCGGTGATCTTGATGCCCATCGCCTCATTCATCTTCGAGACGTCCATGTGCTGTGCGATCACGCCAATCGAGCCGACGCCGCTGGACTGGCTGACGCTGATGTCGTTGCAGGCGGCAGCGAGCAGGTAGGCGCCGCTCATCGCACTGAAATGAACGATCGCGGTGGTCGGCTTGATCTGGCCGGCGGCGCGGATCTGGTCGGCCAGCTCGAATGCGCCGGTAGCGGCGCCGCCCGGGCTGTCGATGTCGAACACGATGTGCGCAACATCCGGATCAGCCAGCGCCGCATTGACCTGTGCTGCCACCGACTCATACGCGGTCATCTGCTGGCACAGCTTCAGGTTGCCTGTGCGCGGCACCAGCGGACCGGCGATCGATATCATCGCGATGCCGGAAGCGATGTCGTCGTCATCCCCGTCATCGTCTTCATCATCGGGGCTTGCGCCCTGCATTGCGGCCTGCGGTAGCGCCGGAGCAGAAGCATCGGTAAGCAGATGCGACCGGGCGAGTTCGACCGCCAGCGCCATCAGTTCGGGCGTCATCATGTGCGCCCGGTTGAAAATCTGGGAGAGAAGATGCGGGTACATAGGGGAGTAAGTTCGATTCATGAGAGCATGGCCTCGACGGCGGCAATCTGTTTGTCGGTGGCCCGCGCCGGCTGACCGGCCGGTGGAATGCCGGATTGCGGCGTCCGTGCGTCGGTCATGTTCAGCGGCTGCAGATAAATATCGCCGCCGGCAACCGGCGGCAGGTTCTCCATGCGGCGGATGTCGTTGATCGACATCCAGCCCCACTGGCGCGCCTGCGCGTAAGCCGCATAGCGCGAGGTGATGTCGCCACGCAGCAGTCCGGCAACGCTGAACTGGATGATCATTCCTCCCAGCCGTTCTTCTTCCGAGAGGAAATCGCGCTCCATCGCTTCCTCGTGGCGTTTCAGCCACGGCATCAGCGTGTAGATCACGAATTCCAGCGACTGCTGTTCGATATTCGAGTGGGTGGCCCGGTCCAGGTCGCCCAGCATGTGCGCCGGGATGCCATAGATGCGGGCAATGTCACGCACGCCATACTGGCGCGCAGCGATCAGCTGCGCATCCTCGTTGCTCATCGACAGCGGCTTGAAATCCATGCCTTCCTGCAGCAGCGCGACCCGGCCGGCATTGTCCGTGCCGGCGTATTTCGCAGCCCATTCGGTCGTGATTCGCTCGATTCCCGCCGGATCCTTGATCGCCGGTGCGCTGGCCGGGCGCGTGATCACGCCCGACAGATGCGTGCCATTGCCGAACATCTTGCCGGTATGGCGCTCGGTGCTCAATGCCACACCGATGGCGTCGCGATGCAGGGATACCGGCGAGATGCCGGTATAAGCGTTGTCCGAAATCCAGCGCACATGGTGAATATCGCGCAGAGGAAAGATGCCCTCGATACCGTCCGGCGCGCGCAGGATCCGGTAGTAAGGCATGCGGTCGACCGGACTCACCATCACCTGCACGCGGTCGGCGTTGAGAGGATAGAGGCTGCTGACCTGGCCGCTGCGATCGTAGAACTTCAGCGCAAAGGCATTGCCGCGCAGCCCCAGCGATAGCTGCTTGAATTCGTTAAACTGAAATGGTGTCTGAAACGCATTCGGCGCCACCCGTAGCAGCGCGTAGGCGGGATGATCCCTGACCAGCGTGCGGCCATCGTCCGGCGTGGTCTGGTAAAAATTCACTGGCAGTTGCGCCACCGCTTCTGCCAGAATCGTCACGGCGCGCTGCACAGCGGTGAGCGCAAGGGCTGTCTGCGGCGTCACCACCGCGCCGGAATCGGCGCGAATGCCCCAGCCGCCGCCAAGTGCTGATCCCAACCAGCCACCGCTGCCTTGCTGGGTCACGTTGCCATTACCGGCAAATACGATGTCGGAAAAGAACATCAGTGTTCCTGCGTCTTCCTGGCGCTGCGCGCGGCGACTGCCCGGGCGGCCATGAACGACCACACGAGCAGTCCCGCACCCGCGACAATCAATGCCGCGGGCCAGTATATGAAGCCGATACCGGTGACGAACAAGGCGAAGCCAATCAGGCCGACCAGAAATGCAACCAGATCGAGATGCCCATTGGCCCATGCGGCCAGCTTTTGGTTGGGACTCATTTGACTGTTGCTGTGATCGACGTCGGTACCTGGGTAATTCGCCTGCCGGGCAACCTGTGAAGCCAGCGCAGCACGGTGTACTTGAACTTGCTCATGATTTCACTCCAGACGCGAGGCAGGCGAAACACGATTACGCCAGCGTGACGGTGATAGCCTGCGGCGCGTCGTAGGTCGCGACGGCAGGATGCGGCACCGTCAACGACTGGGTAATGGCGGTGCCGATGGCATTGCCGTTGGTATCCAGACGAACCGCAGTGGCCAGATAGTCGCCGGCAGGGACATTGGCGAACGTTGCCTGCGTTTCGGTACCTACATGCGCGGCAATGGGATTCCCGCTGGCGTCGTTGACTGGCTTGCCAGCGACGTCGGTGATCGAGAGACTGAGTTGGCCGGCGGTGATGCCTGTCGGCAGGGCGAGCGGGCTGGTGGTGATGTTCAGAATGACATTCATGCTTGATCCTCTTTGGCAGTGCAGTTGAAAAAGCCCGCACCAGGCAATGCCTGGACGGGCTGAAAAAAATGAAACGGGTGCGAAAGTGCGCCTAGATGCCGACGCCCTGGTCATAGATCGATTCCATGACAGCGCCCGGCAGGTTGGCGCGGGCAAGCGCCATGATCAGGGCGACAATGCCGTCGATCTTGTTTTCGGGACGTTCCTTGCGCGGATAGATGTTGTCTTTTGCGTCCAGATGGGCGACCACGTTGGAAACCATCCAGGCCAGCACTGGATCGCCGTCATGGATCAGTTTCCTTTGCAATACCAGCGCTTCGAGCGTCTTCATCGGCTCCGAAAAATTGAGCACGGTGGGACGTACCTCAATCATCGGCAAGCCCTCGGCGATCATGCGCGTCGACAATTGCGTAGCCTGAAACGGATCGAACGCCACAGCCTGGATGGCGAAACGCGACACCGCATCAATCAGATCTGCCTCAATCCAGCCGAAGTCGATCACATTGCCGGGGGTAACGGTCAGACGTCCGGTGCGCATCCAGCCGGGGTACTGGCTGTTGCCGGTCGCCATGACGGTGTCTTCCGGCAGGTAGTAGCGCCCGAAGACGGCAAAGCCGCCCGCGATATCGGGGTGCGCGAATACCAGCACCAGCGCCGCGATATCGGTCTTGCTCGCCAGATCCAGTCCGATCCAGCACGGTTGTCCGGCGAAGGTCTCCAGATCCAGCGTAGCGTCGGCGCAACGATCCCATGCGCGCATGTCCATCCACGCGGTATCGGCATTGACCCATTCGTTCAGGTGCTTGGTCTTGAAGTTGTTGACCGCGCTGGGCAATTGCATCGCCTTGGCCTGCAGCGGTAGCAGGATTTCGGCACGCACCGAAATGCCCCAGTTCGGGTTGGCCTTGATCAATGCCGCTTCGCTGGCCCAGTCATCGCCGTCATCAAGTCCGAATATGATGCCGAACTGACTGTCGTCCTCGAACACGCGGTCGAGCAGCTTCGTCACGAAAGTGCGAACCTCGTAACAGATGCCGGCGCGGTTGCTGCCGGCGGTGGTGATCACCCACAGCAGCGAATTGTCGCGCTTGCCGGTACCGGTCTCGACCACGTCGTAGACGGTTCGGGTCTTATGCGCGTGCAGCTCGTCAACGCAGCCGAAGTGGATGTTCAATCCATCCAGGGTCGAGCCTTCTGCCGACAGTGCCTCGAATTTTGATCCGGTTGCCAGCACATGCATGTTGTGCGCGCCGACAGCAACGCCAAAGCGCGAGCGGAATCCGCTGGACTTGCGCGCCATCGTCTGCGCATCACCAAACACGATGCGCGCCTGGTCCCGCGTGGTGGCCAGCGAATACACTTCGGCGCCGCCTTCGCCATCTGCCGCCAACATGTACAGTGCCACCGCCGACGACAGCGTCGATTTGGCGTTACCGCGTGGCACCTCGATATAGGCGCGGCGGAAGCGTCGCGTTCCATCAGGCTTGACCCAGCCGTACACGGTGGACAGGATGAAGACCTGCCATGGCTCCAGCGCAATCGGCATCCCGGCCAGCGGACCCTTTACATGCGGCAGGCGCTCGATGAACGCGCACAGGTTGTCCGCCGGAGCGAACGTCTTGCCGGTGCGGTCGGTCAGCTTTGGGTTAAATCGGTACGGACTGCCTTTGCCCTTGAAGCGCGCCAGATCGTCCAGTTGCCGCTGGCACGCGCGCTGCAACCAGCGGCAGGCCGGAATGTCTCCCGCCACCACGGCTTCGGCGTATTGCCGGGCGCGGGCAACATAGGATGCAGCCGTCATTCAGTCTCAATCACAGGTTTATGTACATCCATGTATTTACTTTATGTCTGGCATATACTAGGATGTACATGTACACACATAAGGAGTTGAGCCATGGTAATGACCAAAGCTTTCAAAAACGGCAACTCGAACGTATTGGCGACGAAATCCGGATCCGCCCCGCGCGCAGGCGTCTGGATCGGGTGCTGTCCAAGTTCAGCCAGTTTTCTGCGGAATTCATGGAGCAGGGCCGGGGCGACAATCAGGAAGCAGAGCGGGATCCTGTATGACGCCGAAATTCATGCTCGACACGAACATGTGCATTTACCTGATGAAGCACCATCCGCCCGAAGTCGCGGAACGTTTTGCACAGTGCTACGTTGGCGAAGTCGTGATTTCGGCCGTCACGCTGGCCGAACTGGAATACGGCGTCGCCTGTTCCGGCGACAACCAGGCCAAAAACCAGGCGGCGCTGACATCATTGCTGGAAGACATCGCGCTGGCGCCATTTGACGCAGCGGCCGCCAAAGCCTACGGCCCGGTTCGTCTTGCGACCCGGGAACGAAAGCGCGACGCCCTCGACAAACTGATCGCGGCGCATGCGATCGCGCTCGGGATCGTGCTGGTGACCAATAACGAATCGGATTTCACCTGCTACCCCGGGTTGACCGTCGAGAACTGGGTCAACAGCCACTGACATTTCATCGCAAGGCTATCAGCCTGCTATGTCGTCCCACGGATCGCGATCATTCCCCGTTTCAGCCGGCATTGAGATACGCGAGCGCGATGCCGGCGTGAACCCCATGTCCGATTCATACCCCTTCATTTCCTGCGCCAGGTCGCGGATCACATCCATCAACGGTGAACGGCGCAGGATCCCGCTTGGGGTCTTGTGCAGCATCGCGGATACGCCTGCGCGGTTGATCTTGGCGAGCGCTTCGCGGTACATGCCAGCGCAGTTAGCCCAGCGCTCCAGCACTGCGCCATCCAGGGCGGAGAGCAGGCCGTTGGGAGAATGCCCGACCGCATACCTCCATGCATCCTTGGCCGCATCGGACATGTAATCGGGCGGATCGCCGAGTTGCCCGCGTGGCAGCGGCTCACCGGCGTTGGTGCGGCACTTCTGCAGCGTGCCCTTGATCTTCTTGACGACGGTGGGCAGCGGTTTGCGTCCGGCCATTGATGTGTCTTCTATTGAGGAAGCCGCGCCGGTGTTGGGTTGGCATCGAATTTCGGGTAAAAAAGTTTTTCATTTTGCACGCGCAGAAATTTGACTTGGCGCACGGTCGTCTCAGCGGGTCAGCCAGGTTCCGGAGGCCCCCTTGGGAGGTATCCTTTGCGTGTCGTCGAACCAGACCGGCGGCGTGCCTCTTTTTCTTTGGTTGCACGTCCTGCAGGTGCATCGGACATTCCAATACACGTGAGGACCGCCGACGCAGAGCGGAATGATATGGTCCACTTCCGGCGCGTCGTCATCTGTCGTCCCTCTTTTCTCGCGAGGAGTCGGACGGTCGCACACTCGGCAATGCCAGTTGTCGCGCTCAAGCACCTTGATCGGATCGACGCTTTCCACCCGCACCGCTTTCTGTGAGGCTCTGCGCTTGGCTTCCTGCTTGCGCTGCACGATACGTTGTCGTTCATGATCGCAGGCGGCAGAACAGCACACCGGCCGGCGTCCTCGCTTCTTGACGGGCTGGCGCTCGAATAGCTGATTGCAAACCGCGCAGCACCTTTGATCGGCACGCGCACGCACGATGTCGGCCTCGTCGATGTGGCGGCAAGCGATTGAGCAATACTTGCGTGGCTTGTTGGCACACCACGTTTTGCGGCATGCCAAGCAGACGTTCTGATACAAGTCGCTCCATGGCGTTTCCTGTCTGGCCTTGTATTCACATTCCTTCGAACAAAAGGCGATTCGACCGACTGCGTTCGAGCAGAACGATTTGTCGCAGTGATTGCACCTGTATTTTGTCGGAGCAGGCGGCTCCAGGTTTCGATTCAATCGCCTCGCCGTATCCCGGCAGAGGTCGGAGCAGAATTTGTAGCCGGAGATTGGAGATTTTCCGCAGTGCAGGCACGCGCGGTCGATCCGGTTTCTTGCCAATCGCGACATGAGCAGTCAGTACGTGTTGAGGATCACTTGTGGCGTCGATTGCCAAACCCGGCGTTTTCACGAGCGGTCTTGGTCGAATGGCAGGATTTGCACAACGCCTGGTGTCCGCTGGTTTCCCAGAACGATGGGTCATCAGCGCCGGTGACCGGCACGATGTGATCGACTTCGGTCGCCAGTGTAGCAATACCTTGCGCCTCGCAATGTACGCACAACGGATACTGCGACAGGAACCACACACGGTACTGACGCCAGCGGAAGCCATAGCCGCGCACGGTGGCATTGCCACGTCGGGCATCCAGCGCGCGGCGCGTTTGCTTGTGAGCCTGACTCGCAATCACTTCATGCTTATCACAATAACCCGGTGTGACCAGCACGGCCGGGCAACCAGGATGTCGGCACGGAGTTGGAGC